AAATATAAGTGTAAGAAAAATAGGATACGATTATGCCTCAGTTAAATCCAGTTAATACAAGTGTCTTGAATCCAAAAAAGAACATAAGCACTTTGACAACTACTAACTTTTTACAGCCAACAGGCTTTAAGATGTTGATCAATCGTAAGAATTTTCCAAACTTAGAATACTTTGCGCAATCGTTTACGCATCCTGACATGACTGCATCTGCTGTAGAGTTACCATATTCACGTGTGAGTTCAGTGCCTTTTGCACCAGATAAAATATCATTCGGAGAGCTTAGTGTTAATGTTATCCTTGATGAAGAATTAAATTCATATCAAGAGATGCAGAATTGGCTTGAGAGATTAGTAGAAACAAAAGAAAAAAGACCTATGGGATTAAGTGGTACTGTGGACTATGATGTTAGCCCACCAACGTATGCAGACATTACATTGTCAGTATTATCAAGTGCCAATAACACACTCAAACAAATAAGATATATAGACTGTATGCCAACATCGATAGGCTCTGTAAACTTTGAAGCGGTGTCTACTGAACAAAACATTGCATATCCTGTTAACTTCAGGTATACTTACTTTGAAATTAGATAAAATATGAAGGATTATTATGATAGACTTAAATGTGATTTTAGATATGTGGCAAGAAGATTGCCAAATTAATACAAAGCTAGACGAAGCTTCAAGACTTACCCCAAAACTACACGCCAAGTATTTGAGACTTCTCTCAGAGGCTAAACTGATGTCTAAGAGATCAGAACAATCTCAAAAGATATTACTAAAGCAAAAATGGCTTTACTATAATGGTAAAATGTCTGGCGATGATATTGTGGCTAATGGTTGGGAGTACGATCCTTTTCATGGTCTTAAAGTATTAAAGGGTGAAATGGACTACTACTATAACGCTGATACTGATATTCAAAAATCAATAGAGAAACTTGAGTATTGGAAAACTGTTATAAGTACCTTGAGTGAAATAGTATCTAATATTAATTGGCGACATCAGACAATTGGTAATATGATTAAATGGAAAACTTTTGAAGCAGGTGGATAATGAGTAAGCACAACGATACATTTAAATTAGATGTAGAAGATTTGGATATTATAGATCACGCATTACGAATGTACGTGGCAAAGCTGTCCAGAAGGTATACCCTTGATGTAACTCCAACAGACGCAAATGTGCGAGTGTATGGTGAAGGTCGTGCTGAAGGTACTGAGCTTAGTAAGATAGAAAATCTCCTAGGTAGACTACACGATCAGAAACAATGGTACAGACCAAAAGGTTCTTATATTAGTGGCTGATATTACATTAGAGCTTAAAGACTATAGCATGCTCACGATAGACTGTGACCTTGGTATTGCTCAAGAGCTAAGTGATTACTTTTCCTTTTTTGTACCAGGTTACAAATTTATGCCAGCCTTTAAAGCAAAGGTTTGGGACGGAAAGATACGTCTATACAATTCTATGAATGGCGAGTTGTCTTCTGGACTTTACGTTTATGTTATTAAGTTCTGTGCAGAGCGTAAGTATAGCATGGATACAATAGAGACCGCGTATGGGCTTCCAGCGGTGTTGGACGAGATAAATGAAGACCATTTGCTAGAGTTCTACAATTTATTGAATATGCCGTACACGCCTAGAGAATATCAGCACGATGCAGTTATGATTGGCCTTAGACGTAAGAACGCTATTCTACTATCTCCAACTGGTTCAGGTAAATCTTTAATCATGTATATTTTAATGAGGTATATTTTAGCAACGTGTAAGAACAAAATACTTATTATTGTTCCTACAACATCGTTGGTTGAACAGTTGTATAAAGATGTTTCTGATTATGGATACGATGCTGATGCAAAAGTTCATAGAATATATTCTGGTAAAGATAAAGATACTAATAAACGTGTGATAATTTCTACATGGCAATCGATATATAAAATGCCACGTAAATGGTTTCATCAGTTTGATGCGATATTTGGTGATGAGTGTCATGGATTTAAATCAAAGTCTTTGTCGTCTATTATGAACAAGGCAGTAGAAGCAAAATATAGATTTGGTCTTACAGGAACTTTAGATGGTACACAGACACACAAGCTAGTGTTAGAAGGTTTGTTTGGTCCTGTCTACCAAGTCACAAAAACAAAGACGTTACAAGATGCTGGAGACCTTGCTCAATTAAAAATTACTATGTTGATGTTGAAGTATGCAGACGAAACAAGACTTGATAATACAAATAACGATTATCAAAAGGAAATAGAATTTATAATAAAGCATGAAGGACGTAATAAATTTATACGTAACCTTGCCTTAAATCAAAAGGGCAACACTCTAGTATTGTATCTAAGAGTAGAAGGTCATGGAAAACCTTTGTTTGATATGATACAGGCTAAAGCATCAGAAGGTCGTAAGGTATTCTTTGTTTCTGGTGACGTTGATGCCAAAGTAAGAGAAACTATTAGAGGGATTGTTGAAACGCAATCTGATGCTATCATTGTGGCTTCTCTAGGGACGTTTTCTACTGGTATAAATATACGTAACCTACACAATATAGTGTTCGCATCACCGAGTAAATCACAAATCAAGGTGTTACAATCTATTGGGCGTGGGCTTCGTAAGTCAGATAATGACACGACTACACAGTTGTTTGATATAGCAGACGACTTACATTGGAAAGCAAAGAAGAACTTCACGCTCTTACATTCGGCTGAAAGAGTTAAGATTTATCATAAAGAACAATTTGATTATAAAATAGTACAGGTGGACATAGAATGAAACACATAAAGCATATGAAGTTAGGTGATGGTACAGAGATCGTTGCTGACATAGTAGAATGGCCTACCGAAGAAGAACACTCATTTGTAATTAAAAATGTGTATGAGATTCATTGTGTAGATAATGAATTGACTGGTAGATTCTTTCAGTTTAGAACATGGATGGTATACCAAGATCAGCAACAACTACAGGTATTAAACCCTGATTTTGTTATGGCAGAAGCCAACCCCACACAAGAACTCCTCAAGCACTACTATAATGCAATCGAAGCAAAAGAGCTGACCGATGAAGAATTGGCACAGCGTATGAAAGAAATAAGTGGCTTTAAAATAACACATGAAGACGAAGAGATTACCGAAGAAAAAGATACAGACAATATTTTATCCTTTCCTGGAAAGACAGTACACTAGGTATATACTACCCTTCAATACATTACTTCTTTATTATATACACGTTTGAACAATCTGTCAATAGCTAAATGAAGTGAGAAAAACCAATTTAAGGGTTTACAGTTTATTATTAATGGTTTATAATTGAAAGAACATTAGGAGTTATCATGGCTAGACGCACAAAAGAAAACATCCACTACGTCAACAATAAAGACTTTTCAAATGCAGTGGTAGAGTATTGCACAGTATTACAAGAGGCTCAGGCTAATGAAACATCTTTACCCATTGTGTACGATTATATTGCTAACTGCTTTCTAAAGATTGCAGAGGGTTTATCTCATAAGTCAAATTTTATTGGATACACATATCGTGAAGAAATGGTTATGGATGCAGTAGAGAATTGTCTAAGGGCAATTCAGAATTATAACATTGAAGCGGCGACACGTACTGGTAAACCAAATGCCTTTGGGTACTTTACACAAATATCTTGGTACGCATTCTTACGGCGCATTGCTAAAGAAAAGAAGCAACAAGATACTAAGTTGAAGTATTTGTCGCAATCTGGTATGGAAGACTATGTGGTATCAGGTCAAATGGATGTAGGTTCTAGGCAAGTCGTCCAAGGGTTTATTGATACATTAAAGAGCCGTATTGATGCGGTAAAAGAAAAAGACACCGAAATTAAACAGTTTGCCAAAGATGAGAAGGTTCGTAAGAAGTATCAATTTAAAGTTGATTCAGACCTGTCAGATTTTCTTGACTAAGGAGAATGAAAACGACAAGTATCTCATTTAAATAACCTTAGGAATTTATATTATGAAAATAGCTTTACTGAATGATACACATTGTGGTAGCCGTAACAGCTCTAATATACTATTAGATAATGCAGAAACATTCTATGAGAAAGTATTCTTTCCGTATTGTATTGAACACGACATAAAGCACATCATACATCTTGGCGATTATTACGATAATAGAAAGTTTATAAACTTTAAATCATTGAATAGAAATCGTCACCACTTCCTTAACAAGTTGCGATTACATAATATGACTATGGATATTATTGTAGGCAACCATGATGTGTACTATAAGAATACTAACAATCTAAACTCTTTAAAAGAACTCTTAGGCCATTATATGGATGTGGTTACTATTATCCACAAGCCTACTACTATGAAATATGATGAGTTTGAGATTGCTTTAGTCCCTTGGATAAACTCAGAGAATGAAGAAGAGTCGATGAATTTCATTCGTGATACACCAGCTAGATATATGGGCGGTCACTTTGACATCATCGGATATGAAATGGCAAAAGGTGTAGAGAGTATTCATGGCATGGATTCTTCTGTCTTTGATAGATTTGATAGTGTTTACTCAGGTCACTTCCACACTAAGTCTTCTAAAAATAATATACATTACTTAGGTTCTCAAATGGAGTTCTTCTGGAATGATGCACATGATAAAAAATACTTCCATGTATTCGACACCTCTACTGAACAAATTGTGTCAATTCATAATCCCTATACATTGTTTGAGCGTATAAGTTATGACGATATAAACAAAGACATGACAAACTTTGACTTTTCTAAAGTAGATAATAAGTTTGTAAAGATTAACGTGGTTAATAAGAAAGACATAAAAGCGTTTGATAAATTTGTAGACGATATACAAAGCAGAGACATACACGAATTAAAGATTGCAGAAAGCTTTGCAGAATTTATAGGAGAGAATGTTGTAGACGAGGATGTACTTTTAGAAGACACTTCTAGCCTATTGAATACATATGTAGATGCAGTAGATACTGAATTGGATCGTGATCGTATCAAGAAGCAAATGTCAGAGCTATTACAAGAAGCACAAACTTTTGAAATAGTATAATTAACTGTTTACAATAGTCTGAAAATCTGTTATTATACTTTAATATTATGAAAGTTGTTTGAGTTGATTTTATTTAAAACATTAAAGTGGAAGAATTTTTTATCTACAGGTAATGCGTTTACCGAGATAGATTTCCAATCATTTAAGACTACGTTAATCGTAGGTCACAATGGTGCTGGAAAGTCCACATTACTTGATGCCTTATCATTCGCATTGTTTGGTAAGCCTCATCGTAATATTAATAAACCACAGCTAGTCAACTCTATTAATAATAAAGACTGCTCTGTCGAAGTCGTGTTTGAAGCGGCTGGATCAGAGTTTAGGATTGTACGTGGGATTAAACCCGCAGTCTTTGCAATCTATAAGAATGGTGAGATGCTAAACCAAGAGTCACATGCAACTCAGTACCAGAAGATCCTAGAACAAAACATCTTGAAACTCAATCATAAAAGCTTTCATCAAATTGTTGTGCTAGGATCTTCTTCATTCGTTCCGTTCATGCAGTTGCCTGCACAACATCGTAGAGATGTTATCGAAGACTTATTAGACATAGGTGTGTTCTCTAAGATGAACTCATTGATAAAGGAAAAGAACTCTATTCTAAAAGGTGTCATTCGTGAAATAGACTACAAGATAGACATACAGAAAAATAAGATAGACGTACAAAAAAAGTATATATCTGATGTCAACAGAATTAATAAAGATTTAAAAGACCAAAAACAAACAAATATCATTGAGATGCGTAAAGATATTACTGGCATTTTAAAAGATAACGACGAGTTATTGGACTTGGTAGAGGCTGGAGCTTCTATTCCTACTACTATTAATAGTACGCAGTCTACTAAATCAAAACTATTAGGTTATCAAAATCAATTCACTAAAGACGTTCGTACAGTTGTCAAAGACGCTAAGTTTTTTGAAGACAATTCTACTTGTCCCACATGTAGTCAGGATATAGAAGAACATGTGAAGGCTGAAAAGTTAAATGATGCTAAGGCTAAAGCGAAAGAATTAAGCAAAGCGTTGACTGATATTGAAGTAAAGCTGACGAGTACACAGAAAGAATTAGAAGCGGCTGAACATAAGATGCAAGAGATACGCAACTTTCAAACACAGATGAACGCTAATCAATCTGCAATGTCTCGTATTGAATTACAGATTAAAGTATTGAGTGACGAAATAGATAACCTTACCGATACAAGTAGTGACATCAATGTTGCCAAAGACGATCTTGAATCTTATGTGATGGAAAAGAACGCTCTTACAGAGACTAGGCTAGAGTCTAATGAACAGTTTCAGTATAACATAGCTATCACAGAAATGTTAAAAGACACTGGCATTAAGACTAAGATCGTCAAACAGTACATACCAGTTATTAATAAACTTGTGAATAATTATTTACAAACCTTAGAATTTTTTGTGCATTTTGAATTGGACGAATCGTTTTCTGAAACGATCAAATCAAGGCACAGAGATAGTTTCTCTTACGCTTCATTTTCTGAAGGGGAGAAACAACGTATCGATTTGGCTCTACTGTTCACATGGCGTCAAGTTGCAAAAATGAAGAACTCTGTCTCAACCAATCTTTTAATCTTAGACGAGACTTTTGATTCTTCTTTAGACTATGAAGGTGTTGATAATCTTATGAAGATAATCGAGACTTTGACTGCTGATACAAATGTATTTGTTATATCACATAAGGGTGATAT